TCCAAGATTCGGCGGCATAAGTCAGATAGTCGTCTACCTTCTCGGCCAATTCTGTTTGAACCTTCTCGACTTCTTCAGTCAGAGTGGTTTCAAAAGCTTCTTGCAACGCTTTAACCTCATCATTAACACGAGCAGTTACTACTGCTTCAAAGAGGGTTGCTGCACGTTGACGGAATTCTTCTGATAATTCCTCACCAGCGACAAGAGCGTTAACATCCTCAGTAAAGTCATACTTGGTTTCAGCGATTGTTTCTTCTTCGCCATCCTCAGTATCCTCCATTTTTGCGGATGCACCACTCGGTTTAGTGGAAGGAACGGGTGCCTTACTCACTGCAGCTGCAGCAGAAGATCCAGCGTTCTTAGTGCCTTTAGCACCTTCTTCCGAATCAGTGGTTACGTCAATCACCTTCTTAGCGCCACCTTTAGAGGTGTCGATAGGATCGCCAGGTTTAGCGTTCTTGGTGACAGGGTTAGAGCCTTCGTCCACTTGCTCCATATTATCTAACTCTTTGTCGAGGGTCTCAGACATTTGTAAAAACTCCGTTATACTTTGCGTTGTCTATGTTTATTTATAAATTACAAACTCTTTAAAAATGCTTCAAACGCGGAGATTTTACGCTCCTGCAGATTAATAAGAGTTGCTTCGTCGATTTCCTGTTTGATCTCTGCTACTGCAGACTCTTTCAAAATACCATTATCCCAAACCCACTCTTTGCCTTCCATGATGCCATCGACGAATGCATCGGGAGCGGAAGGATCTGCTACAATATCAGCAGCAGT